GTGAAACTAAGTTTGTGCCAGGCCCTGTCATTGAAGCAATGGAACGTGGTTGCACGTTGTTGCTTGATGAGTGTGACTTGGGTTCAAACAAGTTACTTGCATTACAACCTGTACTTGAGGGTAAAGGTGTTTATCTCAAAAAAATTAACAAGTGGATTACTCCAAAAGAAGGGTTCAATGTGATGGCAACTGCCAACACTAAAGGTAAAGGTTCTGATGACGGACGTTTTATTGGAACTAACATTCTTAACGAAGCATTCCTAGAACGGTTTGCAGTTACAATGGAACAACCTTATGCTACACCTACTGTTGAAACTAAGATTGTCTTGGGTGCAATGAAGAAGTATGGTGCTGAAGATGTTGAGTTTGCTAGGAACTTGGTCACTTGGGCTGATGTCATTCGTAAGACATTCTACGATGGTGGTGTTGATGAAGTTATTTCGACTCGCCGACTAGACCACATTGTAAAAGCGTTTGCAATCTTTGGTGACAAAATGCAGGCAATTGAATTGTGTGTTGCTCGGTTTGATGAAGATACTAAAGTATCGTTTCTTGACCTCTATACTAAAATTGATGCTGGTGTAGATGTTAGTAATGAATCTGAAATTGAAACTGATGATCCTGATCTAGTGACAGATGACGGCCCAGCTTTCTAAAATTACTATCACGGCAAAAGGATAATATATATTATGAGTTTCCCAAGTAATGGTACGAACCACTACAACGCAATAAAAAATGAACTGAGTACTAAAGAATATTTAGAAAAATATGCTGATTTAATTTATCCTTGTTTAGAAAAGAAAAAGTATAGAGTTGAAAGTAAGGGTGGTACAACATATAAAGCAGACAACATCATTTATAGTGAAAATAATATTGTCATAAATATATCCGACAAACAAAAAAAGAATGGTATCTCCAATGGGTCTTATGATTATACAAACACATCAAAGCCAATTAATAAATTGTTAAATAGAGATAGTGTGTCTGTAAAACAAATTCAATCTGTATTGGGTGGTGTTAAAGAAACCAAAAAACTACCAAAAGAAGAAAGAAATAAATTGGTGCCAAGTTATAGAATATTAGTGTCGGAAGCAAGTAACTCATTTCTTAATGGTATATCTCCAGATGAACTTACTGATTTAATTAAACAGTATTTAATTGAACCAAATAAAGAAATGGAAATGTTTATAACAGACAATAAAATGGATGAAAGGTATACATTTCCATTTATAAAACACCCTGTAGTTGAGTTAATTAAAGATGGTTTTATTCCATCAATTAATGTTAAAGTGGGCAAAATGTCTGGAAATATTATTTTTACTAAAAATAATCAAGAAAAATCTATCGGATTAAGAATAAGATGCCACACTAATAATGGAGTCAGTGCTTTGTTAGGACTTAGCAACTCTAATTCTAATAGTCAGTTTGTATTGAAGTTTCAACAAGACGATGTTGATAAGTTAATAGACACAATGGGAGTATCACCAATTGCAATCTGATTATTATGTATTAGAAAGAAATGCAACATTTATGGATAAATTATCTGTAGATGTAGATTGTATCTATATTGACCCACCATTTGGCTTACAAAAAGAATTTTCTATGCAAGAAGTTGATGGTTCTAGTAAGTCTTTTTCAGACAAGTGGGAAAGCAATGACGAGTTTATAGAATGGTATGCAGATATAATTCATAAGTGTTTTAATAAACTAAAAAAAGATGGTTGGCTGTATTGCCATAATAACCACATTTCTAATGCGCTTGTTCTTTCAAAATTAAATATCGTTAAAAATTATTATACAAATATATCTTGGAAAAGAAGTCACCCACATAACAATATAAAAAATGGTTGGGGAAATATTGTAGATAGCATATTAGTTTTTCGTAAGGGAAACCCATATTTCTCTGTGGAATATAAACCATTAGATTCTAAATATAGTGATAATAGTTTCAAAAATAAAGACTGTGTTGGGAATTATGCTCTAACTCCAATTACGGGAGAAAAAAGTAGAGTAGGTCAAATGTTTGAGTTTAATGGTGTTACACCTAAGTATGGGTGGAGAGGTTCAAAAGAAAAAATAGAAGATTTGCATAATAAAGATTTAATTCATTATGGTAAAAATAAACCATATAAAAAGTTATACTCAGCAGACAGTAGGGGTGTTCCAATACACAATTTTTGGGATGATATACACCCAATTTCTAGAAGAGAAGGTAGAGTTTATCCAACACAAAAACCAATCAATCTTCTTAAAAGGATAATAAAAACGAGTTGTCCACCAGAGGGCATAATGTTTGATCCGTTTGCTGGAGCAGGAACAACTTTATCAGCAACAATTGAATGTGGAGAGAATCGTAAATGTATAACGAGTGATATATCTAAAGAATCATTAGATTTAATAAAGAACAAATATTTATTATTTAATTTAGATGATAAAGGAAATAATATATGGTAAAAAAATATGATTGGGAGTTGACTATCTTGCTTCAATCCTTATATATAGTATGTATCGCCGAATTTCGGGATACACTTAAAACGTAATCTTGCTTTTATAAGGAGAAACAAAAATGGTTACAAAATTAAATCTATTTGATAATTTCAATCAACTTACACCCTACGCAGTTGGGTTTGATCGAGTCTTTGATCAACTTAATAATTATGCTTCGCATAATGCAACTTCATCAGGGTTTCCCCCATACAACATTAGAAAGGAAGGTGATTACAGCTTTGTGATCGAACTAGCCTTGGCGGGATTTTCTAAAAAGGATATTGAAGTTGAAGTAGCAGATGGCTTACTTACGATTCGTTCAGTTAAAGAGAATGATGAAAATGATTCTAACATTTATCGTGGAATCTCATATCGTAAGTTCAATCGCAAATTTACCCTTGCAGATGACATTGTGGTAAATGATGCTTCCCTTGAAAATGGTATGTTAGTGATTTCACTTGAACGTATTATTCCAGAGGAGAAGAAGCCGCGAAAGATTGAAATTAAATAGTTTCAATCAAATTAGAAAAGGGGGTTGACTTTTAGCCCCCTTTTCGTTTATTATAGTTAAATCATGTAAAGGAGATATCATGAAAATATTCGAATTTGATAGTGCAGATGAAATGAAATCAGATGCTGTTGCTCGTGAAGTAGATGTTGATGGTAATCCAGTTAATAAGGAAAAAACACCTGTTGTTACTGCTGACGCATTAGGTGGTGGTATAACTGGTGGTGCGACAGAAGAAGAAGTAGAACGCAATGCAAGGCTTGCTCGTGAAAATGCAGAGATGCTTGCAGAAGAAGAAGCAAAGATGGAAGAAGCTAATCATGGACTGAAGTTTGCAATTCGTCCAGTTAAGAATTTTTCTTTATGTCGAGTTGAATTTCCTATGGAAATTATTAATGAGATTAATGATCACATTGATAATGAAATTATTCCAAAGAACGATAGCTTTGCTAACGGTCTTGTTGGTCAACTTAAAAATAATGAGAAATCTGCTCAGTTAGATTTTCCACTTGATACTGAAGTTGGTAAACAATTGGAAACAGTTTTTAATAAAATCGGTAGTACTTTTCTTAAACAAGGATATGAAAGAGATTCAAGGGCTGAGGTATATCAGTGTTGGACAAATCATGCCTATGCTGGAGATTATAATCCTTATCACGATCATGGTGTTCAAACGATGGCTGGTCTGTCAGGATTCCTATGGTTAAAAACTCCAGAGTGTATTGAAAAACTTGATGAAGTTCCAACAGGGTTAAATAATGCAAGTGGAGCAGTTGATGGATTTACTCATTTGATATGGGGAACGCACAGTAGAAAAGATACTCTGCAACTTAGGGGACAGACTGAGGATTATGTGAAACCTATTGTTGGTACAATGTTGGTATTTCCTAATTGGTTAAAGCATCAAGTGTTGCCTTTCTTTGGTGAAGGTGAAAGGCGTTCTATGGCTATGAACTGGAATGTTACTGATTCAGAGCAAGAAATTATGAAACATTTGTCTGAACGTGAAAAGATAAAATACGAAGAACTTAAGGCTGAAAAAGAAAAATCAGATGATTAAGTACAAATACAACGAGGACAAAGCACTCGTTGAATTAAAGAAGTATATTGACTCCACCTATGACGAACACTATAGCAAAAACAAGTTTCAAGCTACAGAGTTCATTATAGATGGTGGTCATGGTGAGGGTTTCTGTATCGGTAACATAATGAAGTATGCACAACGATACGGAAAGAAAGGCGGTAAGAACAGAAGTGACTTGCTAAAAGTGATTCATTATGGTATTATAGCTTTACATATAAATGATACGGAGAATAGTGAATGAGTGATGTTGATAGATTAGTCTATCTAGTTGAAGAAATTGCAATTTTAAAAACTAGAATACAAGAACGTGGAACAGGGCATATTAATACAGCAATTAGTGTCTTGGAAAATAGAGTGAGTGAATTAAAGGAGAAATTAAATAATGAAGTTAAGTAATGAAACGGTATCTGTATTGAAGAACTTTTCTACAATCAATCAGAACCTTGTGATTAAAGGTGGTAATAAAATTGCTACTATGTCTGCGATGAAAAATATTGTTGCAAAGGCTGAAGTGATTGAGGATTTTCCTCAAGAGTTTGCAATCTATGATTTGAATGAGTTTCTTTCTGCAATCTCATTATTCTCAAAACCAGAATTGGAATTTGAGAATGATTTTGTGATGATTACAGAAGAAGGTACATCTAAATCTTTGAAGTATTGGTACTCTGACCCATCAGTGGTTACAACACCAACTAAAGACATTACTATGCCTGAGTGTGAAGTAAAGTTTAACTTATCAAGTGATACTCTTTCAACAGTGACAAAAGCAGCTGCAGTTATTGGCGCACCTGATATGGCACTTGAAAGTGGAAGTCTTAAAGTAACTGACAAGAAAAATGATACTGCAAATAACTATGCATTAGATTTGGATGTCGATTCTCAAAGTGAAAACTACAAGTTCTGGTTTAAGGTTGAAAACTTGAAACTAATTCAAGGTTCATATGATGTACAAGTGTCCTCAAAAAATATAAGTCATTTTAAGAACTCAACAGGAAATGTTGAATACTTTATCGCTCTGGAGCCAGAGTCTGCTTATAATGCTTAATTTGAGGAATTTATATTATGGAAACATTTTTATGGGTGGAACAATACCGCCCAAAGGATATAGGGTCGTGTGTACTTCCCAATAATCTAAAAGATACTCTCACAGAATTTGTGAGTGAGGGTAATCTTCCTAATCTGATTTTGTCTGGTGGGCCAGGCGTTGGTAAAACAACAGCTGCAAAAGCAATGATTGAACAGATTGGGGCAACCTATATGATGATAAATGGTTCTGAGGAATCTGGTATAGATGTCCTCAGAACCAAGATTAAAAACTTTGCTTCGACAGTATCACTTGAAGGTGGACGCAAATACATCATTCTTGATGAAGCAGACTATCTAAATCCACAGTCAACTCAACCAGCCCTTCGTGGGTTCATAGAAGAGTTTCACAAAAACTGTGGTTTCATTCTTACTTGTAATTACAAAAACAGAATTATTAAACCACTACATTCTCGTTGTAGTACGATTGATTTTTCTATTCCAAATTCAGAGAAACCAACTCTTGCAAAACAGTTTATGGAAAGAATCATAAGTATACTAGGTGAGAATAAAGTAGAATATGAACCGAGAGTTATTGCTGAAGTTATTAATAATCACTTTCCTGATTGGAGAAGGGTATTAAACGAACTGCAACGATATTCTGTATCAGGTAAAATTGATGCTGGTATTCTGGTAAATATTTCTGAAACTAACATCAAAAAATTGATGGGAGAAATGAAGAAAAAGGAGTTTACTAATGTTCGTAAATGGGTTGTCGATAATTTGGATAATGATCCTACACGTTTGTTTAGGCAGCTTTATGATAATTTGTATAATTATGTGGGCGCCAGTAGTATTCCTCATGTGGTCGTTATCTTGGGTGAATACCAATATAAAAGTGCTTTTGTCGCAGATCAAGAAATTAATTTGATGGCATGTTTGACTGAGATTATGGGAGCTGCAAAGTTTAAATGATAGACATATATGATAACTTATTAGAACCGCATATTGCAGAACTAATTGATATGAAGATGCACCAACAAACTTGGAGATATAATTACCATTCACAAAATGGAACTCCAAACAAACACTGGCACGTTTTTTGTGGTCATGATCCAGAAGAAGTAACAAAGAATGAATATGATTGGTTGATGCCTATTTGGGACACCGCACTTGCAAAGTATGATTTTAAAAAGAAGTATAATGTAGTTGAATTTAAACGACTGTATTTAAACGCACACACGCATGGTATTGAACCACATATGCACATGGACGATGGCGACTTTACTATGATGTATTATCCTAGACTTGATTGGAAAATGGATTGGGGTGGTGGAACAGTTGTTGATGGACAACTAGTGCAAAACATAGGCAATCGTTTAATCGTATTCCCAGCATACGCACCACACCAAGCACAGCCTGTTTCACGACAGTGTTATGAATTAAGAACTGTTGTGGTTATTAAAACATGGATAGATAACCAAAATGTATGAACTAAAAGAGTATCTTAATGCGATAAATGTATCTAAAGAACCTTTATTGGACAGTGAAGATGAAATGTGGGAAAAGAAATATGCACCATTCATTGTAAACAAATGTGTTGCTCCGTTCCCTGATACAATACGACTTGTTAATGAAATTAACCAATACCACCACCTAGATAAGAAGTTACAGTTTGATTTTTTACTAAATAGTCTAAGAGCAAGGAAAAGATATACTCCTTGGTTGAAGGCGAAGAAATTAAAAAATCTAGAATATGTTAAAGAGTTTTATGGATATAATAATGAAAAAGCAAAAGCTGCTCTTGATATATTAAATGATGAACAAATTTCTGCCATAAAAACACGGTTAAATAAAGGTGGAAGAAATGGAAGAAGTTAATTGGACACAAGAGGATATGCTAGAAGTCGGGTTGAAAGAACCTGATGATTTTCTAAAAGTTAGAGAAACTTTATCACGAATAGGTGTTGCAAGTAGAAAAGAAAGAACACTGTATCAATCTTGTCATATACTACACAAACAGGGTCGTTATTTCATAGTTCATTTTAAAGAACTATTTGCACTGGACGGAAAAAATACAAACCTATCAGAAAACGATATTGCAAGACGAAACACAATTGCAAATTTATTAAAAGATTGGGGCTTAGTTGATATTATAAGCACACTTGGAGAAGCTGCTCCATTGAGTCAAATTAAAGTTCTTTCTTTTAAAGAAAAAGATGAATGGACACTTGAAACAAAGTATAACATAGGCAGTAAGAAAAAAGAATCCTAATGGAAAAGTTTAAGTCATTTATCACTGAAGCAAAACAAGAAGACTATAGAGTTGTTGTTCTTTCGGTTGAACATGGCGACAAAGCAATTACTGCAAAACGCATCAAAGAAGAGTCTGATAAGTTAGGACTTGCAAACTATGCCATTTCTTTAGACGGTGCAAACCTGTCCTACGATAAGACTTACAAAATTCATGAAGCTGGTGATGAAAAAGGATTTGATATTTCTTCCTCTGATACAGTTGTGTTTGTTCGTGGTACGCCAACCAGAGATAGTTCATTAGATTTAATCTCAGAGTTAGAAAAGATAGGTATCTGTTGTGTTAATCCTAGAGATACAATCTCTATGGCTGCAGACAAGTATCGTACATATATTAAATTAAAAGACTACGGATTGACTCAACCTAAAACAGTCCTCATACCAAATCAAGATGAGTTAGAAACCGCAGTTAAAAAACTGGACACAAAGTTTCCTATCATAATGAAAACTTTGAGAGGTTCAAAGGGTGTTGGTGTTCTGTTTATTGAATCAGAACGAGCATTAACCTCAATCGTACAGTTGATGTATAAGACAGATTCAAGTTCAGATTTATTAATTCAAGAATACATTAAGAGTAAATTTGATGTCAGGGTAGTGGTGCTTGGTGGTAAGATTATCGGCACTATGCAAAGAGATGTTGTAGAAGGTGATTTCAGAAGTAACTATTCT